ATCAATAGGAGACGACAATGAGCGATCCCAAGAAGCCCGACCCGACAGGCGAGCCTATCAAGCCAGAAGATATGACCTACCCGACACCACCGCTCGATCCGGCGACCGGCGCGCCAATCGACACTCGTTTTCAGAACGACACCAGCAAGGAGGCGGCTGTTCAACAGCCACCCAAAAGTGAAGCCACTCAGCCGCCGCCGCCAAAAAAAGGTGACGACGAAGAAGAGGAGGACGATGACGACAAGTCGTCGGCCTCCTCGAAAAGCAAGGAAAAGCCGCACCGTCGCCGCTGAGGGTGGCGCGGCTATTCAACGGAGAGTAAAGATGGCTAGGAAGCGGAAGGCAAAGATCAAGACGAAGCGCGGTGGAAAGCGCAAGTCGAAGGAGGACTGATGGCTAACGAGGTCGATCCGGTAAGCATGATTGTTGCCCCTCATCTCAAGCCAAGGCTTGAGGTCGAGACGAAGATGGTTGGCGGGCCGGGCGATCCTCGCGGCGGCGTTGCCGCGATCCACTCGGTGGACACCGAAGAGGATGGCACCGAGACACCATGGCGCGACACGCCGCCGACCAACATTTCTAGTATTGCGGAAACCATCAACGACGGCTCACCGCCGACTGACCCCGACATTCCGTTGGAGTACGCCGACGCGATGCCGGAGGAAGACGTGCCGGAGGAGCCTGATCCACCGGCCACCAGAAGGAGGTCCAAGTAATGGCTGCACCGCAAGAGATACCGCGTACTATCGGCGGTCCAGGTGATCCGCGCATGCCGTCGCTGTACGGCTTCGACACGCCGCAGTACGGCACCGAGACGCCATATCGCAAGACGCCGCCAACCAACATCGGTTCGGCGGCGGAGGCGGCTGCAACAACAACACCTCCAACCGGCAGTGCAATTACGCAGGCGCAGGCCGACGCTGAGCCGTCGCCGGTTGCGGCAGTTGCTCCGACCATTGCCGGGACAACCACCAGCGGCCAGACGCTGACGTGTACGCCAGCGCCATCGCCGTGGGTGCCAGCGGCGTCGAGTTATCAGTATCAGTGGTATCGCAGCGACGAAGCGATCGTCGGAGCGACGGCTGCCACGCGCGTGCTGGCTGCTGCCGACGTCGGCCACAAGATGAAATGCCGGGTCACCGGCATCCACGCCACTTACGGCGGCAGCTCGCCAGCGTTCACTGCTCAGACGGCTGTCGTAGCGTAGGAGAGCAACATGGGGCTGCCGGTGGTGTACGTTGTACCGCCGCTATGACGAAGCTGGTCGAGATCGAGCCGGGCCGATGGCGGTTCGTCAAATCAACGACGCCGCCAGCTCGCAGCAATCTGCCGGTGCCATACATCATCAGCGACACCATGCCACCAACCGAACAGGTCGATGGCAAATTCTACACGTCCAAATCGCAATTCCGCGCTGTCGGAAGGTCGTTGGGCCTGATCGAGGTCGGCAACGAAAAGCTGAAGCCAAAGATCAGATCATCGGCGCAGGTTGAGACGAAGCGCGCACGCCGCACCGCTATCAAGGCGGCGGTTGAAAAGTACAAAGCCGGTCACAGAGTTCGGAGGGAACCATGAGCGACACCACACAGCCGTCTGCCCCGCCACCGTCGGCCCCGGCACCGTCCACGCCAGCGCCGCAGGCTGACGTCCCTGTCAATGAGACGCCAGTCAACCAGCCAACGCCGATTGGCGAGCAGGCACCGCCGAAGCCACCGGGCCAAGAGAGTGACAAGTCCTCGCGCGTGGGTCGGCGCGAGGCTTTGCAGAATGCGTTCGCCAAGGCCAAGGCTGCGCAGGAGGAGGCTGCCAAGGAGGCACCCAAGCGCGCGAAGCCCGGCATCGGTCACAACCAGCCGCCTGAGCCGACCGAGAAGGAGGCCGCGAAGCCTCCCGTGGCGCAGCCTACCGAGCGGTATCGCGAGGGCGGCAAGTTTGCCCGCGACCCATCGAAGGTCGAGCAGCCGCAGCCAGGGCAGCAACCGCAGCCAGGACAGCAGCAACAGCCGGTCCGGCAACTCGATGAGCGTGCGCCGTACCGCGAGCCGCCACGGCGGTTCAGCGATCAGGCCAGGACCGAGTGGCACGGCACACCGGAGAGCGTGCGCGGCGCGGTCGATAAGATGGCGCGCGATTTCCAGGGCGCGTACGAGAAATTCCGTGGCGACAACGAGGTGATGAATGAGCTGCGGCCCTATCATGATCTCGCCAGCAAGCAGGGCACCTCGCTGCGCAAGGCATTTGACAACTACTACGGCATGGAGCAGTTGCTGCGGAAGGATCTGGTCGGTGGCCTCGATGTCATCATCCAGAACGTGGCGCGCTCGCAGGGTCTGACCGGCGCGCACGGCGGGCCGCTGACGATCCAGGATATCGCCTATCACGTTGCCAACATGTCGCCGGAGCAGCACCAGCTTGTGCAGCAGCGCAATCAGCAAACCTCCGCAGAGCAGCGTATCGGTCAATTGCACCAGCAGGTCGAGCAGCAGTCCCAGGTGCTCAATCAACTGCTGTACCAGCAGAAATTTGCCAGCACCCGCTCCGCTGTGGATCAATTTGCCGAAACCCATCCCCGGTTCGATGAACTGGCGGATTTGATCAAAACCGAGCTTGATCTCGGCTTTCCCCTGGAGGTAGCTTATCAGCGGGCGGACAGGCTCCGCCCAACACAGGCGGCTCAGACCCGCAACACATCGGCTCAGACCCGGAAAACGTCGATCAGCGGTGCCCCGGATGGAGGCAAGCCTTCATCCTCCACACGTCCCTCAGACGGACGGGGTCGCGGAAACGGCGAAGCGAAACACCCAACACGACGCGAGGCGATTGCAAAGGCAATGCGCCGCGTCGGTAACGGCGTCTAGGTCGGGGGATCTCAACGCTCGTCCTAACGCCTGTCGCGCAAAGGATGAGCCATGCCAATTCTCCCAAACGACGTATCCACCGTCGCCTATCAGCAGATTTTGTCGATGGCGATTGAAGATCGTTCATCGAGCTATCAAGATCTCGTCTCCAACAACAACGCCCTTCTGGCCGTGCTCCGCGACAAGGGGCTGTGGCAGACCTACTCAGGTCCGCGTATTCGCCAGACCCTGCAAATCGCGAAGCAGGTTGCGCAGTGGTACAACGGCTACGATCCGCTGTTGAACCCAGCCATCGATCTGTTCGCTGACGCCTACTACGAGCCGAAGCAGGTCGTTACTCCGGTGATCTTGTCGAACCAAGAGATCCTGAACAACGAGGGCGAAGCCCAGTTGATGGACGTGATGGATAGCTACATGGACGCGGCGGAGCGCGCCCTTGAAGATGCCATGGATGCTGCCGTTCACGGCGACGGCGTCACTCCAGCCAAGTCGCTGACCGGCCTGAAAAAGGCGATCCCGACAGTGACGGATGCCGGTGTTTATGGCGGCATCGACCGCTCAATTCCGGGGAATGCTTGGTGGAAGACAACGACTTTCGATGCTCACACCGGCTTCGCTGGTATCGGCACGCAGGTCAACAAGGACACCATCCGTCCGATCCTCAACGTGATCATGACCCAACGGTCGCGGGGGAAGGATTACGCCGATCTGCTTCTCATGTCGCCGGAGCACTACGCCGCCTACGATGCGGCAACTCTAGTGATCCAACGGCAGACCAGCGGCAGTCTCGGCAAGTTGGGCTTCTCGACGCTGGAGTACATCGGCGGCGGCAAGCGGGCTGAGATCGTGCTCGACGGCGGCATCGGTTCGAACATGCCTGCGAATACGACGTACGGCATTCACACCGACAGTCTGCGGCTTCGCTATCACCCTGGACGGAATTTCGACAAGCTGTTCAAGGGTGACGGCCAGATGCCCATCGACAAGGACGCAATCGCTCAGTTCATCGGATGGATGGGCGAACTGACGATGACAAACCCGCTGTTCAACTGGAAGCTTCACGACAGCGTGCCTGCGAGCTAACGATCCGGTTACGTTCGACGCGGGCTGGATCGAAAGAGGGGGCGGATGCCGGATGCTTCAACCTTCCGGCATCCTGGCATCCGTTCCTTTCAACAACAGGGAAGGTAGAGCAGATGGCTATAAACGACACGGGACTTGTCGCCGTTTTTCGAAACGGCGTTGTGAAGAACGAAGCCAAGTCGAGAGAGGCTGGACGACCGATCTTCGATGACATTGAGCTGATCGAAATCAGGGTCGCCGGTTCGAAGGATGTCGGCGTGTTTCCGGCGATGGAGTTCTCGCACTGGGACATGGACGAGTACGGTGGCCAGCGCGCCTACACCTACGCCGAGCGGTTCTCGCGGCAGTACCAGCAATTCAAGGCACACCAGCAGCAGACCAAGGCGGGCACACCGCTCGACTATCTGCCGTTCCTCACCGAGGCCAAGCGCGCCGAGTTGCGCGCTATGAACATCTACACGGTCGAGGCGCTCACGGTTGTCGATGGCACTGAACTAAAGAACCTTGGACCCGGCGGTCGCGAGATGAAAAACCAAGCCATGGCGTTTCTTGAGAGCAGCAGCGACATGGCGCGCGTCACCAAGCTTGAAGCCGAATTGGTTGAGATGCGTGCGCGCAATCAGGTGCTGGAGGACGATCTCAAGTTGCGCGCCCAGGCCAAGCCGCTGGTCACCGAATACGATGGCATGAGCGACGAGCAGCTCCGCGATCATATCAAGACGATCACTGGGGTCGAGCCGAAGGGCAACTTGCCACGCAAGACTTTGATCCGCATGGCGCAGGAGCAGAGAGATAACGTCGCCGCATGAGCCTGATCTCGGTTGTGAAGGATGTCTGCCTCGCGGTCGGCCTTAACCCGCCGACCTCGATGTTCGCGACATCGACCCAGCCGCGCACGCAGGCGGAGCTGCTGTCGCTCGCCAATGAGATGGCGCAGCGCATTGCCTACAATGTTCGTGAGTGGGCGGTGTTGAAATCGATCGCCGTCTTCACCGGAGACGGCATCAAGGATCGATTTGCAATGCCGTCGAACTACAAGAGGATGCTGCTTACCTCGCAAGTTTATCCATCGTGGGCACCGCGCAATCCGTTGCACTTTATCTCGGATACCGATGAGTGGCTGAGGCGGCGCATCAACAACGACACCGAGGCTTGGGGCGAGTGGACGATGGCTGGTGGCGACATGCTGATCTCTCCGGTTGTGGCAGCCGGAGGGAGCGTCACGTTCGCGTACCTCGACAAGAATTGCATCAAACTGTTTGGCGGCGGCAATGGTGATGCGTTCACCAACGACGCCGACGAGTTTCGTCTGCCGGAGCGGCTGCTGAAGCTGGGCATGATCTGGCAGTGGAAGGCAAACAAAGGCTCGCCCTATGCCGAGGACATGGGGACGTACTCCGATGCACTGTTGATCGACGCCGGAGCCGACAGTCCAGCTCCGATCATTGTCGATCACGGCAGGGCGAGGCTGGTCGATGCCACTCACGTCGGGTAGTCAAAATTTTAATGTTCCGGCGTTCAATGTCGCATTGCAGGGACCGCAGGGTCCGGTTGGTCCGATGGGACCGCAGGGTGCCGCCAGTACGGTGCCGGGGCCACAGGGTCCACAAGGTCCGTCAGGTCCGTCAGGGCCGCAGGGGCCGACAGGTCCGGTAGGGCCGCAGGGTGGATTGGGGCCGCAGGGTCCAACCGGGCCGCAGGGTGCACAGGGACCGATCGGTGAAGCCAGCACGGTGCCTGGACCGGCTGGTGCAACGGGTGCAACAGGCCCGCAGGGGCCAGCAGGACCGGCGGGTGCCGACAGCACAGTACCTGGACCGGCTGGCGCAACATGCGCCACGGGGCCGCAAGGCCCGGCAGGTCCAGCGGGTGCCGGCAGGACGGTGCCTGGAACGCAGGGCCTTCAAGGACCGGCTGGACCGGCGGGCGCTGACAGCACGGTGCCTGGACCGCAGGGGCCACAGGGCATCCAGGGACTGACTGGACCGGCTGGTGCCGACAGCACGGTGCCGGGGCCAGAAGGGCCGGAGGGACCGGAAGGGCCGCAGGGGTTACAGGGCATTCAGGGACCGGCGGGGGCAGCCGGTGCCGACAGCACGGTGCCGGGGGCAGAGG